AGGTGCTGCTGGCGGCCGGCGCGCGGGCGAAGCGGCTGGGCGGGCAGGCGTTGACGGGCTTCCTGACGGAGCGCATGTGCATCCACGTGCGGCATGCCGACCCGGCGATCGACCCGGGCGCGTGGCGGGACTGCCTGCTCGTCGGGGATCTGTCGGCGGTGCGGTCGCGGGTCGCGCTGTGCCTCGACGTCGCGCCGGACCTGCTACACGCGACGCTGGTCGCCGCGGCGGTGCTGCCGGACAACCGGGTGCGGGTCGAGGCGGTCGCCGCGTGGGAAGGCCCGGGCTGCGTCGACCAGTTGCGCCGGGACCTGCCCGGCCATCTGAAGCGGATCAGGCCGCAGGTGCTGGGTTGGTTGCCCGCCGGGCCGGCCGCGGCGCTGGCCGCGGATCTGAGGAAGCGGCCGGGCTGGCCGCCGCCGGGTGTGACGGTGGCGGAGATCAAGGGTGAGACGGCGGCGGTGTGCATGGGTTTCGCCGAGCAGGTCACCGCCGGGCGGGTGGTGCACTCCGGCGATCCGCTGATCGACGCGCACGTCGGCGGCGTCGAGCGGCTGCCGCGGGGTGATGCGTGGGTGTTCTCCCGCAAGGGCGGGGGGCATTGTGACGCGGCGTACGGGGCGGCTGGGGCGGTGCACCTTGCCCGGACGTTGCCGCCGTCGGTGGGCAAACCCCGCCTCGTCGTGGCCGAATAGGGCTACAAGTTGACAGGCCAGGCGGCTTGGGACCGTACAATGTGTGCGATCATTCGCGCATGACCTGGTGGGCGCGCGCGCTGAGCTGGCTCGCCGTGCCCCACCACGCTGTGTCGCCGCAGCGGGTGACGTTCGACGCGCCCCCGCGGCCTATCGATCAGGTCATCTTGGAGATGTCGGGGCGGGGCTCCGCGCCGCAGGTGGGCCGGGTCGAGGCGTTGTCGGTGCCGGCGGTGCAGCGTGGCCGGAACCTGATCTGTTCGATCGCGACGCTGCCGCTGGTGCAGCGGGACAAGAACCGCGCGGTGGTGATCAACCCGCTTTTTGAGCAGCTCGATCCGGACGTTCCGAACGTGGTGACGTTGGCGCAGACGCTCGAGGATCTGTTCTTCGAGGGCATCGGGTGGTGGCGGATCACCGGCCAGGACTTCGCCGGCTATCCGATCGCGGTCCGGCGGCTGGACCCGTCGTCGGTGTCGCTGACCCCGCCGGGAAACGCGGGGTCGCCGGCGCCGCTGCCCGCCGGGCATGACCCGCGCGGCGCGGCGGTGTGGATCGACGGTGTGCGTACCCCGGCGTCGGTGGTGATCCGTTTCGATTCGCCCAACCCGGCGGTGTTGAAGGTGGGTGGCCGGGCGATCCGGCGGGCGATCCTGCTGGACCAGACGGCGCGGATGTACGCCGACGACCCGCGGCCGCTGGACTACTTCACCCCCGGTGAGGGTGCTGACCCGATCGACGATGACGATGTCGCGGTCGAGCTGGCGAAGTGGAAGGCGGCCCGCCGGAAGCGGTCTACGGCGTGGATTCCGCTGTCGATGAAGTACAACACGGTTGACGCGCCGAGCCCCGCTGACCTGCAACTGGTGCAATTACAGCAGCAGGTGTCGCTTGATCTGGCCAACGCGTTGGGGGTCGACCCCGAGGAGCTTGGCATTTCGACGACGTCGCGGACGTATTTCAACGCGATCGACCGGCGGCAGTCTCGGATCAACGACGTGCTGTTGCCGTATATGCGGGCGGTCACGGACCGGTTGTCGATGGGTGATGTGACCCGGCGTGGCCACAAGGTTGTGTTCGACCTCGACGACTATCTGCGCGCGGATCCAACGACCCGGTGGAATGTGTACAAGACGGCGCTGGACATGGGCGCGATCACCGTCGAGGAGATCCGCGAGGAGGAGGGTTGGACGCCCCTGCCGCCGGGTGGTCAGCCCCAGCCGGCACCGCCGCCGCCCCCGGCTGCCCCCCCAACGAATGGGGCGGCGGCGGCCCGGACGTTGACCTCGGCGCCAGTCGCCGCACTGGTCGGCAGCGCGTTCCCCGTGCAGCACATCATCGACACGCCGCCTCCCTCGCTCGCCGTACATCTACCGGGTAAACATCGGCAAAGGGACCACGCTGGGGGTCGCCCCGGCGTCGGCGCCATCACTGAGATCGCAGGGCCCGCCACGCTGGATCAGCCGGCGGTCCCGTCAGCCACGGCGCAGGCTGTCGCGGCGCCGCCGTCGCTGGTGGCGCACCTGCCGGGTAAGCACGACCAGTCCAGCCACGGGCGCAATGGCATTGGAGGTAAGGCCCGTAAGGGCATCGATGGTTCCACCGTTATCACGCCCGAGATGCTCACACCATCCGGCAGCGGCGACACACAGTCGACTGCGGATCAGGTCGAACTGGAACGCCGGAATGCCCGTGATATCGCGCGTCGCTGGGCGGCCTCGCAGGAAGACAAAGACGCCTTGATGAGGGCGGCCGGCCCGTGGTTCGATGCCGAAGGACAGCACCTATCGCCGGATGAACGGAACGAGGTCTTCGTCCGCAGCGAACTCGTGAAGTCCCGGTCTGGCGTGGGGCCTGTAACGATCGCGGGTGCGGCTGCCGTCGCTGATCGGCTCGGGATCGCTTATGACTTGGGCGACATCAGGGGCGGTCAGGTCAAGCATATCCGGGCGCGCCCTGAGCTGGATCGGGCCACGAAGGCCCTCGGTGAGGCGATGTACGCCAACACGCAGGAGTGGTTCAGCGAGCGCGGTATCGAATCCGTTGACCTGTTCAGGCTCAGGGGTCTCTACGACGACAAAGCCGTGATGACGAGTTGGGCCATTAGCGAAGGTGGCACATTCAACGCGCCTAAGCATGAGGGCGGGCGCGAGTTGTTGCACGAGGCGATTCCGGCGGATCGGGTGTTTTCCTTTGTGGCAACTGGGTTAGGTGCGCTGGAGGAGGAGGAGTTCCTTGTCTTTAACGCACGCAAGGTGGATTCTCCGAGCGCTGTCACCGACGGGGGCACTTCCCTTGTCGGGCGGCCGACGCTCGTCGCACACCTGCCCGGCAAACACGACCAGAGTTCGCACGGTCATCGGGGTGGCGGTGGGCGAGTAGCGGACCTGCTAACTCGGCAGGCCGCGCTCGACGCGACACCGGCGACGTTGACGCGCCCGTCGCGCGATGCTAGCAACCGGGGTGACTATTCGTCGGCGAAGCTGGACGGACCGGACGGCATGGGTTCGGCGGAGACTCTCGCCGCGTACGAGGGCGTCGAGTATTTCGGCATCAACGAGTACCTGCGGCACGGGCCGATCCCGATCGATCCCAGGCACGATCGGGACTCTATAGCCCGCATCGCCGAAAGGAACGCCGAGACGGCGGCGTGGGTGGCGGACATCGACCAGACGATGGCCGTGTCGCGGCTGACCGCCGATGTTCAGGTCGACCGGGTCATTCAGCGTGGCGCTGCGGTTTTCGGTAGCGACGCCTGGTACGGCGACGTCGTCGACTTGTCGAACGACGACTTTGACGAGGTCGACCGGCAGTGGCAGGTGTGGGAGTCCGGCGTACGCCCCGACCTGACCGGGCTTCGGTGGCGCGAGGACGCCTATAGCTCGACTACGGCCGACCCTTCGGTAGCGCCCGAATTCGGCCGTCGCTGGCCGGAGAGCAACAGTCCGAGCGACGGCGAGCCGGTAATCCTGACGATCCGGGTACCGGCCGGTACCGGTGCTGTGCAGTTGTCTGAGATGTCGACCGCTGTACGTGACCGCGGCGCGGCGGAAATCCTCCTCGAACGGGGACTGACGATGGAGGTCGTTGCCGACAACGGGGTAGACGAGGCCGGCTTCCGGCGCCTCGACATTCAGGTGGTGAAGCCATGAGCACAGCGCCGACGAAGAGTGAGCGGACACGCGCGGCCGAGCGGATCGGTATGGACTATTCGGTGCCGATCCTGTCTCCGCCCGCCGCCAGCGGCGCGACGGTCCGCGGGAAGCCGAGCAGCCGGCGGAGCACGAGTGCCGAACGCCGGGCGGCGGGCGCGGGTGGAGGTTCGCGATGACGACCAACCGCAAGCTGCGCCTCGACGGCGAGCGGTCACTGCAGTTCGCCGACGTGCCCGTCACGGAGTTCACCGTCGACCGCGAACGGCGCATCATCCAAGGCGTCGCGCTGCCCTACGGCCTGGTCATCCGGCACACAGTCGACGGCTACGTACAGAAACTGCGTTTCCTGCGCGGCAGCCTCGAATGGAACCCGCGTTTCCCAGGCCGCGTCAAGCTGCTCCGCGACCACGACAAAACACAGGCACTCGGCTTCGCCAGGAATCTGGCCAACGCCGGCGACCAGTTCCGATCCGCCTTCAAGGTCGCCCGCGGCGCCGTCGGCGATCGGGCATTGGAGCTCGCCGAAGACGGCGTACTCGACGGTTTCAGCGTCGGTGTGGAGTTCGACATGAACACCGACGCGACTGTCGACGACGAGGGCGTGATGAATATCCGTCGCGCCACCCTGCGAGAGGTGTCGCTGACCGCGATGCCTGCATTCGACGACGCCCGCGTGTCCTCTGTGGCCGCGAGCCTATCCGGAGGAGAGACCACAGTGGACCCATGCTCGACGTGTGGCGGGACTCACGCGGAGGGCGTGGCCTGCACCGTCCCCGCAACCCCGCCCGCCAACCAGCCCGGCGGAATGGCCCTTTCGCAGGACCAGCTCGCCGCGCTGCTCACCCGGCCGGGCGCGATTCAGGCGC